GTGTTGAAAAAGGCGTTGTAGGGATTAATTGACACCAAAGTTCCAACTGGTGAAAGTTCCGTCCATGTGTAAGTCCCAATATTCACAGGCCGACTGAGAAAATCCGATAAGGAAACAGAATCCATAGCCATATTATCAGCCACTTCTTCAGCAGTATGCCCGATCTCATTAGAAATCGCAGGTTGGAGGCTCATGAATGAAACAGTTTCTTGTTCATCCATATCACCATCTTGGAGTTGAGGAGAATACCACTCCTCTCTGTTGTCCTCTTGACGGGGGACAAACTCCGTTTGATCTCGGTGCTTTTGAGATCGAATCTTATTTTCGCAGGTTCAAAGTTCAAAATCCATCGCAGAACCGTCAGATGGACTGAAATCCTCATTTCGGATCTGCAGCCAAGTTCGCTTAGAGGGTCGGCGAACTGGATCACGCAGATAAGAGCCATTGCTTTGTTTTTTCAACACGGTATAGCTAGACCGTTCGTGATACATTAGGAAACACTTCTTACAATAGAAGAAAGTGGTGACTCCATCCCAATCGTACACTTGTGCATGTAGTGGCGTTTTCTTGCAACAGTCACAAACAAGCGGATATTCGATTTCACAGTACATGCATCCTAGAAACCAACGGTCGAAATCACATGGCAATGCCGGGCGGCAATGCTTGCATCTTCGACACACAATCCTATCAGTGGCTTCAAACAGACAATCTATTTGTTGACACTTGGGGCAGAAAATATCCTCCTCTGCCAAGAAGGTTCCACACTGAATTTGAGCCTCACCACTCACAAGAGAAAGAATTCCAACGTAAATTAGAAATCGACTCGAACGAGTCAGGTAGAAAAGAGAGATCGTGACAACAAAACTGATCAATTGCAAGAAAGCAATCAAAATTTGAATGCCTTCAACACAAAGAGCAGCAATTTGACACAACAAAAGAAACAAATCTCCACTCACCAGGAAATAGTACAGAAAGCTGTTAGACCAAACCACATGAGCCAGACCCCAACAGACAAGAACAATCCAAAAAGCTACGAGATTCCTCAGAATCAGCAACTGCCGATTACAGAAGAAGTTGCGCATCAAACTGAAAAGATAGAGAACAACGAAACCACGAAAGTAGCTGAGCCCATCTTCATTGAATTCACCATCCTGAATCTCAATCTCTCCATCATCAAGATAGCTCAAACAATTCTCATCATCAAGCAAACTTCCACAAGCTACTGCGCTAGGCAGTTTCTCCACGTACCAATCGACCAATTGATCGAAAGTGGGAAAATCAGATTTTCTCACACACACCTGGAGGTCAAGCTTTTCAACAAGCTCCAATGACCAAGTGCGGGCAGCTTCAAACGCTTCTTTTCCATGGAAGAACTTTTCACGGCAACGAGTGCTCAGAACTTCAACAGCCCAATTCTCCTCACTCACAGCTCCTGATGGAATATGATACATGAGCATCTTATCCAAGGAGCTATTGTCCAATGGTCCAACAAATGAGTTCAACTCAGGATGAAACCTAAAGGTTCTCTTGAGGAAACTACACTCATCAAAAGTGACAAAGGGACGAGATTCCGACGACTTATCAGCCATCGTATAAATCATCCCTTGAGTGGCGAGAAATTCAGAGATATAGGTGTGATTGAACGCTTCTTCTTTGGTTGCACACAAGTTGTCATCTCCATAGACCAACAAATGAACATCCTCCTTGAAAGACCGCTTCGTCTGCAAATTGATATACGCCATTCTCATCAACAGAGAACCAACGATACTATTCACAATCACAGTCAGAGGATGGCCAGAGGGTTCCGCACCACAAGTCATGACCAAGTCACCATCAAAATTCATCACAGGGAAGGCAATGTCATACATGAGGGTCTCAACAACCTGGAGTTGCTCTTCAGAATACCCAGCACGAACACAAACAGCCTTGAGAATCTTACCAGCAGCAAGAATCAAATCAGGAGTCATCTTCTTGTCGTAGGCTTTGTAGTCGCCAGCAACAAACTTGTCAGACCACTCCTTGAGGTACAAAGCCGTAGTGTGCCAC